AATGTCAAACGTAGTTCAAGTTGCGTACCCATCCGCCGAGCCCGTCAGCGTAGCGGAGTTCACGAATTACGCTCGGATATTCGTCACCAGTGATAACACGCTCATCGGTGACCTCATCACGGGTGCTCGGGAATGGGTGGAAGACCAGACGGGGCTGAGCCTTGCATCACGCAACTTTATCCAGTTTGAAGACTCGCTGCCTTTTGTGCCGTACGGCTTCTCTGGATTCGCTTACGCTGGAACCCCCAGCCTTTACTTCGGTGGTGGACCGTTAACTCCCTATCCGCCTTTCGGCTGGAATCAAAGAGTCAACCCGTTTGAAATTCAAATCAAGCGCAATCCGGTTACAAACGTTGACCATATTGAATATGTAGATGTGGCGGGGTATGTACTCACCCTTGAGCCTGAGACCAACTTTCTAGTGGATTACTCGGGAACGGTCTGCCGACTCTCTCCGCTGCCTGGTCAACCTTGGCCGCAATGCACTCCCGGACTTGGGAACGTGCGGATTTATTTCACTGCTGGTGGGACTCAAGCGACTCCCGGCGGCATCGGCACAGGCACGATAACTGAAACCGATGTCGACACCCCACCAACTCCTCCCGACCAAGATACCAATTCGTTCACGATGACGACCGATATTCCCCGACCGTTGAAGATTGCGATATTCCAACTGGCTTTGCATTGGTACGAAAATCGGGCCGCAGTCACCTCAGGATCAGCAACATCAATCCCGCATTCAGTTGACGCCATCATTAAGTCTTATCGGCTCCTCAATATGCTTCCGATTGTGAGGGCGTAAATGAGCCTTCGCCGATTGAATGACGGATTCCGATACACCGACAGGGGTTCATTCCGTGACCAAATCACTCTGATGATGCCAGCCGCAGATTCTTTGCCAGATGGCTCACCCGACACTCCAGTTGTCTTTGCGACGAATGTCTGGGCATTTATCCGAGTGCTGAGAGCGCAGGAGGTGAACACCACCGACTTTGTGCAAGGCGAGGCTTGGTACGACGTTCGCATCCCGTACCTGGCTGGGGTCAGTTCCCAGATGATGGTTATCAGCCCAGCGGGTGCAAATTGGATGATTATCAACGCCACTGACCCAGATCAGCGGCAGGTTGAGATTCGGATGCTGTGTAGAGAAATCAACGGCGGTGGAGTTGTGACCACAATCACCGAGGTCGTACAAGGCGGTAATTTCTGATGGGAATCGTAGTCAACGCAATTGTTCAATTCGCATACGGACTCCAAGCAAATCTGCCAAGCACGGGAGCCACGGGGCAGGCATTCTATTGCACCGATACGGGCAATCTCTATGTATGGAATGGGTCGGAGATGGCTCTCATTTCTGGCTCGGGCGGTGGGGGTTCTGGATTCAGCCCCTCGGTTGTGACTAAGACCGCAAATTACACGACCGCCGCAACTAACTACACCGTGCTGATGAATAGCGCCTCAAACACGACCGTGACCTTAACCACATCGGGACTTGCGACGGGCTGGGTCTACAACGTTGCCAATATCAATACAGGTGTGGTCACAATTCAAGCCGCTACCGGAAATATCATGGGGCAATCCAGCGTGAGTCTTGCGTTGCAATATCAATCCCTCAGTATGCAATTTGACGGAACTAATTTTTGGATAATTTAGGAAACTTATGAGCTACACTCCGTTTGACCAAGGCGTTTATACCAGCACTCTTCCGACACTCACTAATGGCGAAGTGTCAGCCGTCCAACTTGACGCTAGCGGTCGGCAAATCGTAGTGGTGCAGGGAACTCCCGCCGTCAGCATCAGCGGAACAGTGCCTGTCTCTATTGCTTCCATGCCATCCACTCCCGTTACGGGAACATTTTGGCAGACGACGCAGCCTGTAAGCGGAACGGTTAGTGTGAATGCTTTACCAACAGGCTCTAATACAATCGGAGCCGTGACTATCAGCGGAACTCCCGCCGTAACCTTAGCCTCTACCACGATTACGGGTAGCGTGGCGGTTACAGGTACGTTTTGGCAAGCAACTCAACCTGTATCGGGAACCGTGGCTGTAACACAGAGCACCTCTCCGTGGGTAACATCTGATAGCAACGCAATCGCTCAAGGTTCATCTACCAGCGGAGAAAAGGGATTCTTAGAGCTGGGTGCGGTGACCACCGCTTCCCCGTCTTACACCACGGGTCAGACTTCACCATTATCATTGAACACCAGCGGTGGTCTGAGGGTTGACGGCTCTGCCGTAACTCAGCCCGTGTCTATCGCATCAAGTGTGGCGGTGACGGGCACCTTCTGGCAAACTACACAGCCTGTAAGCGGAACGGTGAGCGTCAATGCTCTGCCCACGGGTTCAAATACGATTGGTGCAGTGACCATCAGCGGTACCCCAGCCGTAACCTTGGCCTCAACAACCATCACAGGTACCGTCACGGTTTCAGATTCCAATTTTGCAGCGCAAGGCTCTACCACGAGCGGCGAGAAAGGTCTCCTCATCCAAGGTGCGGTAACGACCTCTTCCCCAAGTTACACGACTGGGCAAACGTCGCCACTCAGCCTGGATGCGTCAGGTAATTTGCGAGTAAACGTGGTAACAGGCGGTGGTGGAGGTGGAAGCAATGCAGCCGCCAGCGCAACGGGTTCGGGAGTTCCAGCCGATGCGGATTACGTTGGATTTAATTCCGGAGGAAATCTCGTCGGAGTTTCCAGCAGCAATCCACTGCCAACTTCTGATGGGAACGCTATCGCTCAAGGTAGCAGCACCAGCGGGGAAAAGGGATTTCTAGAATTGGCGGCGGTTACAACCGCATCTCCTTCCTACACGACGGGGCAAAGTTCGCCACTCTCGTTGACCACATCAGGCGGATTGCGGGTAGATGGTTCGGCTGTCACCCAGCCTGTATCTTTAGCTTCCTCAGTCGCTGTGACCGGAACCTTTTGGCAAACCACCCAACCTGTGTCGGGTACGGTTTCTATCAATGCTATTCCAGCGGGAAGCAACACAATCGGCGCTGTAACTATTTCGGGTACTCCGGCAGTCAGCTTAGCCAGCACCACCATCACGGGAACTGTTGCGGTAACGCAGAGCACCAGCCCGTGGGTAACTAACGATGCCAACGCTATCGCACAGGGCAGCACAACTTCAGGCGAAAAGGGATTCTTGGAATTGGGAGCGGTATCAACTTCAAGCCCGTCTTACACTAATGCTCAGAGTTCTCCCCTCTCCTTGACCACGGCTGGAGCGCTGCGGGTGGATGCATCAGCTACAACTCAGCCTGTATCGATCGCCTCTATGCCGACGACTCCCGTAACGGGTACGTTCTGGCAGACCACACAGCCAGTTTCCGGTACGGTCTCTATTAATGCAATCCCAGCAGGGAGCAATTCCATCGGTACAGTGGTGCTGGGCGCAGGCTCGGCATCAGTCGGTACCGTGAGTATCGCATCCAGCCAGACCATCGCCGTAACTCAGGCCACAGCCTCCAACCTGAACGCAACCGTATCAGGAACCGGAACCGTAGGTAGTGCAGTTCCATCCACATCAGCGTACCAAGGAGTGATTGCGACTACCGCCTATCCCACGGCTGCCACCGCAGGAAACTTGACTGGCGTCATGGGCGATAAAGCAGGCCGTCCAGCAGTTGTCCTGAATACGGTAAGAAACCTGGTTGGGACATCAACCGGGAATATTGCCAGCACAACACCAGCCTCATTTATTTCGGCAGGTGGAAGCGGGGTGTTCAACGACATCATTAGTTTGGTGCTGACGAATTCATCGTCCACCGCAACCATAGTCACGATTACCGACAATGGTACAGGTGGAAACAGTTACTCGTTCGCCTTGGCAGCGAACGGCGGCATCGTGCTCAACTTCCCCACTCCGCTCCCGCAGGGAACAGCCAATGCAGCATGGGAAATCAGTTGCACCCCCGCTGAGACGGTCTATTATGTTGCGATTTACGCAGAGAACAAATAAAGATTAGGGATAAATAAGTGGCGATTACATACGTTGGCGAAGCGGTCAATTATTCCAGTACTGGGGTCACGACTTGTAGCACGAGTTATTCCCCCACGGCGGGGAACACGCTACTTGTGTTTTTGATGACAGGCTCGGCTGTGGGGAGCGGTCCAACGTTCACCGACAATTTGTCTAACACTTTGACCTTAGGGCCGACTATCGCCGGTACTCCAATTTATTCGGCTTATTACACACTGCCAAGTGGAGTGACCAGCATCACCGCAACGTGGACATTGACGAAGCAGTGTGGAATGGCGGTGGTGGAGTATAGCGGTGTGAATAATGTGAATCCGAGTTTGTCGGGAAATACAGCATCGGGAACCTCGGCAGCGCCGAGCATCTCGCTTACGACAGAAGACTCCAACGATGTGATAGTAGCCGGATTTCACACGGCCAATGCTTTCACCATTGGTACCGGTACGCTAAGAGCGAGCACTATTACCAGTATCAAAACCTATGTGGCGGATAATACCTCGGCCTCACCGGGGAGCGTCACGGTTGCGGGGACTCAAACTTCCGGCACTTTCACGGCCGTCGCTTTGGAACTTAGAACCTCAACCGGCATAGGCGGAACTAACCAGTTGATGATGCTGGGCTGCGGTGGATAAAATCCGACTACCCAATCCACGTCGCCGTGGGTTACGAACGATGCTAACGCCGTCAGTCAGGGCAGCACTACTAGCGGGGAAAAGGGCTTCTTGGAGATGGGAGCGGGGTAAATGAGCGATGTCGTTATCAGAGTTGAGGGGCTGGAGGAACTCAAGCGCCGTCTGGAAGAATTGGAAGATGGTCGCCTAGCACGGGCGATGATTCGGACAGGCTCACGAGATGCAGCAAAGGTTCTGCTGGCGGAGCAGCAGAATACCGTCCCGGTTGAAGAAGGCAAACTGAGGGATTCCCTCGGGATTCAGGTCAAGGGTGCGAAGACTGACAAACTTCAAGTCTTGGTCGGGGCGGATAAGAAATATAACTTCATCGGGCGATTCCATGAGTTTGGCACCAAGAAAATGCAGGGCATTCATTGGACGCAGAAAGCATGGGAATCCAGTTGCAACGACGCTCTTTCAGCGTTTGTGAATAAGGTACGACAGTTGCTGGATAAGAAGCTGTATTCCGACTTGAAATCGGCAATTGAAGACGCCCTTTCGGGCGGGGATGATGAGTAACGACCCTGAAACGTAGACGGTATTTGAAGATATGATTCAAGACGGAATCACAATTTTACTAAAGGCGAATGCGGGGGTGTCCGCTCTGACCACCTCCATTATTCCTGTGGGAGTTTCACAGGGAACGGTTAGCCCGTGCATCGTGTACCACATCGGAACCGAGTTGGACACGGTTGATGTAAAAGGTTCCACTGGGTACCGTTGCGCCAGGTTCCAGTTTGATTGCTACTCCGCTAAATCCTATACCGAAGCCAAGGCTGTCGCCAGAGCCGTCAGGCTGGCTCTCCAGAATCTCCAGAACACCCCCCTCACTGATGCGGATACAACCTTCGTTCAGGGTTGCATGGTTGATATGGAGTCGGATATGCCTTTCGTTCCCGAAGGTTTGGACTCAATTGAATACAGAGTTATGGTTCAGGTCAGCGTTTGGTTCCTAGAAAGCTAAATCCTCCAGCACTCCTCCAGCAATAACTATCCCTCACTCTCGGTATTTAGTTAGTAGGCAAAGGCAGCCATGCCATTGCGCTAACACCAGTAACAAAGAAACCGAGAACCGAGGGAACATAAATGTCTTTTTCTACTGCTTCATTCGTTGGCTTGGGTCAGCAACTTGAGTACAACGCCAGCACCATTCTTCTGCATATTACCGATGTGACTTATTCGGGCTCCAAGGTTGACACCGCCGATACCACCGACGTATCCGCCACTAGCGGATACCGCACCTTCATTCCATCTTTGCAGGATGCGGGCGAGTGCTCCGTCAAGGCTATCTGGTACCCCGGCGATGTCTCGCAAGAAGGATTGGTCGCACTTAAGGGCGCTACCTCCGCTTGGGTACACACTCTGCCTAATTCTCTGGGAACCATCTCATTCAGCGGAATTGTAGTGTCGCTGGATAAGCAAGCCCCACTAGATAAAGCGGGGGAGTTCACGCTCAAGATAAAGATTTCCGGCGCAACGACCTACGCACATTCCTAGACGCAATCCCCTCGGATTGGTTTCTTTTTAGCGGATACGGCACTCGTGTGCCTGAACGGATGAGTATATGAAAAAGATTGAATCAGGGATTACCCCTTATATCAGCCTCGTGCTGAATTGGGATGATGACCAAGGCAATCCCCAGACCAGCGAATACAAACTGTGCTTTGACTACCGCTGCATCAAGAAAGCGGAAGACCTGCTCGGGATTGATCTGAAGGATTTCCAAGCATGGAAGAAGGTTACCTCCGCCATGACCCCAACCCTCGTTCACGCTGGAATGTCTCGCTACCACCCCGACGTGACCTTGGCCCAAGTTGAGGAAAGACTCAATCCCGACGTGCAGCGGGCTTTGCAGGATGCGCTATTTGATGCCTTGTTCCCTGGCGTGATGGATGCGGTAAAGAAGTTTCAGGCTGAAGAAGCCAAGAAGAGTGAGGGTACAAGCCCAAACGAACAGCCCGACCTAAGCGCCGCCGTCTAGAGTCGGAACCTAAAACGTGGTTGGAGTACTGGTCTATCGCCAAATACGACCTCGGGCTTACCGAGAATGAATTCTGGAAACTCACGCCAGAGATGTTCAAGGCGTT